TCCGCGCCTTCGGTGATCGCAACCGAGCCAGTGCTCGTTGTTGTGCCAACGGCAGCGAGCTTGTCCGCGCCTTCCGTGATCGCGGCCGCGCCGGTGCTGGCGATGTTGCCGGTTGCGGCGAGCGCGTCCGCGCCCTCGGCGACGGCCGCGGTTGCGTTGCTGCTGGCGGCTATCGCCGAGCCGGCGAGCCACCAGGTCGGCGGAACAAGCGGGCGCGGGCGCGGGCGCGGGCGCGGACGCGCCACCGACTACACCTTGAGTTCTACGAGTGCCTGGTGGACCGTGATGCTGTTCGCGGCGTTGGCCACCGACCAGGTCGCGAACACCTGCACCGCGTTGGCCGCCGTGGAGTCAAAGCCCGTGCCAACTGCCGGCGCGGTCTCGGGAAGCATCTGCGTGTACGCGCCTGTCGTGCCGGCCGCGCCGGAGCCGATCGTCGCACGGCTTGAGAACTGGGCCGTCACTAGCGCAGTCGCCGAGGTGCCTGTGCCGATCGTGCGCACCACGGCCAGGAACGTGAGCTCGAAGGTCGCGTTCGTCTGCGCGGTCGCATTGAGCGACATCGCGCCCAAGGACGACACCACGACCGAGCCAAACCGCAGATCGAAGGTGATCGTTCCAGGAGAGGTGACGAGGGTCGAGATGCGCCCGGTGATCGTCACCTTGACGAGCGATCCGACCTGCAGCGTGCTGCCCGGAATCACTCCGACACCCGTGACCGGGAGGATCGAAGTCGCGGTCGTGCTGTTCGTGAGCGCAGCGCCGTCCGCGGAAGCGGAGGCGAGGATGAGCGGGTAGCCTGGCAGCATTTACGCCCCCGTCGCGGTGAGAACGAAAGAGGAGACCGACACCGTCTGCCCGGAGGTGAACGAAACCCCACCCGTGAACGTGAGATCCCCGCCGAACGTGATCGTCGTCGCGTTCGCGACACCGGCCGTGCTGGTGTTGGAAAGCGTGACCGTGGTCCCGGTGACGGCCACCACGGTCGTAAGCGCTGGGACCCCAGTGCCGCTCACCGTCATGCCGACCGAGACGCCCGTGGTCGCCGCGAAGGTGAGCACGTTGCCGTTGGCTGCGGTAAGGGCCGAGGTCGCGATCGAGACCGGCGGGAAGACGGTGCCCTGCGCCACGCAGGTCGTGCCGGCCGAGCTCGTGCACAGGCGCCAATAGCCGGCGGTGCCCGTCGCCGCCGCCGACGCGGATGTGATCGCGCTCGCCGTCAGCACCCCGCTCGCCGGCGCGCCGGCGAAGGGATTGGAGCACGCCAACGATGCGAGCAGCGTGCCCGTAGCGGCCGCCGCGCAGTTCGCTGGCGCGGAGCCCGTGTAGATGAGGATGAAGCCCGTGGTGCCGGCTTGCGTCGTCACGTCCGCCATGTTGTTCGTGCGGTGGGTGGTGCTGTACTGGATGCTCATCCTTACCCTTTCAGCATTTCGGCCATGGCGGCCCGTGCTCGGTTGATCTTGGCATCGAGGTCTGCGAGCTCACGCTGGCGCTGCGCGATAGTCGCGTCGAACGTGTGCACCTTGCGCGCAGCTTCCTCTACGCTTTGCTTGGCCTGCGCCTCGAGCCGCACGGCCTCGGCCTTGGCGCCGTCCAGAATCCCAGCGGCCCGCGCGCTTGCTTGCGCCGCGAGCTCGTCGCAGTTGCGCTGCGTCGCCTCGATTTGCTCGGCCGTTGTCTTGGCCACACGGATGACTTCCTCCTCGATCACGCGCCTGCTCTCCTCGGCCTTTTCAAGCGCCTTACGCGCCTGCACCAGGCGCGCATTGGCGGCGTTCGCGGCCGCCTCGACACTGGCCATGCCCTCGAGCGCGGCGGCAAGGTCGATCACGCACTGGAACGTGCGCGCCAGGCTCTTCACGTTCTCGACGGCTTCTCGGGTATCAGCCAAGGCGGGGGCTCCGCGTGAGAAGCGTGACGGTAAGCTGCTCTGTGCCATCGCCGGTCGCAACGCGCGGCCGCAGCGCCAGCACGTTCTCCATGATCGCCTTGAGACCCGCAGACCCGAACGACAACGACGCGCCGGATGGGTCGCGCAGCGTGAACCAGTTCGTATTGTCGATCGTGCCCTCAACCACCGCCGATGTGCCCGCGCCGAACGTGCCCACGACCTGAACCGTGCGATCCCCGCTACCGGGCGAGCCGACGCCGGAGCCCACATCGCCCAGTGTCATCGGGCCCCAGGTGAAGACCTCGGAGCCAAAGAGCATGCCGCCGCCCTGGGCAGGGATCTGCGCCACGCTAGATGCCCCCCTTCGGATTCGTTTGCGTGGCCTTTTTCGGCACGAGACGCACCTTGCGCGGCTTGCCCTGGTTCGTGCTCGCCGGCTTCACCTTGGTGATCGGCACGCCACGGTCCTGGCTGTCGCCGTAGAGCTTGGCGGCCATGCCGGCGAGCTTCGTCGGGCCGCCCGTCTCGCTCAGAATGTTGGATTTCCCCACGACATGCTCCTCAGTAGAACGCGACGACGGCGGTGGCCGTGCCGCCGGTGGTGGCCTTGATCGCGATCGGGATGAGCACCCCGCAGGCCGTCGCCGGGAACGTGAGCGTCACGCTCGTGCCGTCGGCCATCGTCACGGTGATGGTGCCCGCGCCGCCCACGAGAATCGCGCGCGTCGCCTTGTTGGCGTCTCCGCTGGGCGGCACGATCGCGCCGCCGCCCACGGTCACTGCGACCGCGGACTCGACCGGGAGGACCGGTACTGCCTGCTGCCGCAGGAACGGATCCATTACGCCCCCTTACGAAAGAGCGCGAAGATGCCCGTCGCGGTCGTGCTCGTCGCCTTCACCTGGATGTGGTCGACCGGGATCACCGAGCCTGCGGCCGCGGTCACGAGGGCCGTGTTGCCCGCCGCGTCGAGCACCAGGCTGACGTTGCCGGCGCCCGTCACGTAGATGCCCTGCGCCGTACCCTGGGGCACCTGCGCCTGGTAGGTCGCGAGGATGTCGTTGGGCGTCACCGCGTAGCCGTCGAACGCGCTCGCGTTCGTGTAGCGCCCGGTGGTGACGCTCTGTTCCGTGAATACCTGTCCCATCTCTGGCTCCTACAAAATGCTCGGTTGCGGTGGAATTTGCGAAAGCTCTTTTTGCCAGTTCGCCAACCCCTGCACTGGCGACGGGTACCACCCGAAGTCCCAGTCGATGCGGATCACGGGCACGCCCGCAGGCGTCGCTGGTGTCGTCTGCACGCTCATGTGCCATACCCCGTGAGGTTGCCGATGATGTCGTTGGCGGCATTGCTCGAGCCGCCCTGCGTCGGGATCTGCGCGGCCTTCTGGCCAGCGCTCGCCATCTGCTCGGCCTGGGCGACCTGCTGCGCCTGCGCCTGCTGCTGCGCGCGCCGCTTGCGCACAAGCGCGACCTTGTCCGCGGCGACAACCAGTTGCGGATCCACGCCCAGCACGTCGGAGTAGTAATCTGCCCACTCGTCCTGGTCGAACTTGTCCAGCACCTCGGGCTTGAATTGCGCGATCTGCCCCAGGTTCGCCACGAACCGATCTATGGAGTTGGTAGCGACAGCGCGCTGCGCGAGCGCGAGGATGCTCGTGAGCTCGACGTTGAGGTCCTGCCCGCGCAGGTCATCGGGCGGCGGTGGCATGAGCCCCGCCTCGAATATCGTCTCGATCGTGTTGTCGATGAGGGGCTGCAGGAGCTCGTTGTGCAAACGCTCGAGCACCGGGCCCAGCATCAGCATCTTCTCTTCGTGGAGCTCCGCGACCTCTGTCGCCGTCTTCCTCACATCCTGGCTGTCGTTTTGCAGCATCAGGAAGAGGTCGGCGTAGAACGCGCTGCGGATCCGCGTGCGCACATCCTCGATGTCGAGGCGCAGATGGTCGAGATTGAGCGCGACGTCGAACATCGAGCTTATCTTTCCGCCCGGGCCGCCGGCGCCGTCGTAGTAGGTGTTGCCGCCCGGCAGGCGATCCATCTCCTTGCCCTTCAAGGCGCTCGGAATCTGCAGCGGCGGGTTCGTCTGGTAGTCGATGCCCTGGGCCTTGCGAAGCTGCTGGTGCTGGAGCTGCTTCACGTCGCCGAGGGCCTCCATTCCCGGCGAGTTGCCGTAGATGTCGCCGCCCGCGACGTCCCAGCGCGGGCACAGGCCCGGGAACTTCTTGTAGCCAGACTCGCGCAGCGTCTTGTCGGGCTCGCCGCCGCGCTCGTAGTAGACCGACTTCCACGGCATGTTCTTGGCATCGCGCTTGCGCATGTCCCGATCGCTGCGCGGCTCGATCGCGTGCACGATCGTGATCCACTTGTCGAGCTGGCCGCGATCCCACAACGCCTTCACATTGTTGCTCACGTTGCCGATCCCGAACTCTTTCACGATCTCGCCGACCGTCTTGTCGAACTCGCGATAGAGGGTCGTGACCTCGCCCTGCCAGTTCTGCGCCAGGGCGTACTCGCCCGCGGTGACCGGGTAGTGGTGGATGACGTTCTTGAAGGACCGGCCGAACACGCTCGCGCTCGTGCCAAAGCAACCGAGCTCCTGGTAGTGGGTGTGCAGCGCCCGGTAGGTGTTCGACTTCGCGAAGATGTCGAGCACAATCGTCGTGAGGAGCGATAGCCACTCCTTCACGTCGGCGCGCTTTGCGAGATCCGTGTCCGGCGTGCTCATCCGAAACCACGGCCGCGCTGGGCTCGTGAGTCCGCCCATGAGCCCAGCAGCGAGCGTGCGGTTCGCTACCGTTGCCGTGCTGTCGTAGATGTTGTTGTGCCGGCGCTGACCACGATTGCGGTCCTGCACGAAGTAGCGGCCGTTTCGCGGCAAGATGTAGAGCGTGAGCTCCTGCCAGTGCGCAAACCAGCTCGCGCGCTCGGATTTGAGGATTCCGAGGCGCTGGAGAACGAGCTGCTTTTGCGTGAGCTCAGCCATCAGCCGCCCAGCAGCGTCGGCTTGCCGAGGTTGAGGGAATTGGGATCAACGCCGCCCGAGCCCGTGAGGAAGGTCTGCGCGACGCCTGGCGCACCGCCCGCTTGGCCGGCGCCCGCCTGCCCCGCAATGATCCCCTGCACCCCAGGTAGTTGCCCAGGCTGCGGTGGAGCAGGAGGCGCTGCAGGCGCAGGGATGTTCGGTCGCCGCTGCATCGCCTGGCCAGCAGCGCCACCCACCGCGCTCCCCAGCGCCGCATCACCGAGCGCACTCCCAGTGAGCGTGCTCCCGGCAGCGCCCGCCGCAGCGCCACCGCCTGCAGCGCCACCTGCCGCGCCGCCCGCGACATCGGCGCCCGCTGCGCCGCCGGCGTCGCCTTCGGCGGCCAGGCTCACGCCGTCCGTGGCGTAGGCGAGCACGAGCGTCCCGATGACGCCCAGCGCGGTGTTGAGTCCAGCGTTGCCCATCAGAGCCTCCGCATCACGATTTCATCGCACGGCACATATCCGTGCTTCGCCATCACCTTCGCGAGGCCAGTCCCGGCCCGCGTGTGCCACATGATCGCCACGCACTCGCGCTCGCGGGCGAGCGCTTCGACCTTGGCGACCATCCGCCCCGCCGTGAGTCCCCCTCGCAGGTCCGGCGCGAGGTAAAGCGAATCCGTGCTGCAGACCTTGACCGCGGGGTTGAACGGATGAGGCCCGACGAACGCGGTGCAGTAGCCCACGAGCCCGGTGCCAAAGAACGCGCCCACTGCCAGCACGATCCCCGCGTTTTGCAACCGCACGTAGAACTCCTTGCTCGGCGCGAACGCCATCGCATACTCGCTGCCCGTCTCCGCCCAGTTGGCGCGCATGAGGGGCACCGCCGCTTCCCAGTGCTCGGTGATGCTCACCTCGCGAACGATCACGCGCGTCCCCTATAGCAGGCTCAGCGGATCGTATGTGCTGCCGGGCGAGGTATGGTTACGCGCGGCGCGCGTGAGCGGGTCGTAGTCGACAGCATGATCGCCGCGCCAGGCCGCCGGCGGCGCGACCTCGCGCTTGGCCACGGGATGCGCGAACGTCAGGCCCAGGGCATCGGCGAGATCCGGCGAGGGCATCCCGCGCTTTTTGACGTCGGCCTTTGGCTCAAGCACGATCCTGTTGCTCGCGTCGAACCAGTAGGTGCGCACCGAGAGGTCCTGCTTGAACTGGACATCGTCCGGGATCGCGCCGCCGGCCGCGAGCCAGTCCTTCACCGCGAAGAGCATCTCAGCGCCCTTGTTCGAGAAGCTCGCGTCCGCAGCCTTCCCGCCGAAGTTGACCTCGACGACAGCGTGCCCGAGCTGGCGCAGCCGGTCGATGACGCCCGACCCGTTCCCCGAGTCCACGAACACGGCCTCGGGCTTCCAGCGCGCGATCTCGACCGCGACGCGCCCTGCGAGGGCCATGTTGTCGATGCCGTGCAGGATGATGGGATCGAACGCCTGCAGCCCCTGCCGGCGCTGGATCACGCTGCGATCGTCCCCGAAGCGCGCCACATCGACCCCGAGGATCACAGGCGCGTAGTCCATCTCGCCGGGTTTGAACGCGCGCCGCGCGGCCTCCTCAACCTCGGCGAGCGAGATCACCTGGTCATCGCCGGCGGCAGAGAAGTCGCACAGGTACTCGCGTGCGAACGCGAGCGCGCTCATGGATTCCCGCTGCGCAGCGACTTCGCGCTCGGGCAGTGCATCGGTGTCGTACACCGTGAATCGATCGCGCGCCCAATCCTGCTTCCCCTCGGCCTCGAAGTAGAGCTTCGAGAAGAGGTTGAGGCCCTTGGGCGTGCCGATGAAGAGGGCCCACCCCTCCCGGTCGGCAAGCGCTGGCCGCACGACCTCTTCCCAAAACTCTGGCTTGATCTGCGCGACCTCGTCGAGCACGATCCCGTCGAGGCGCACGCCGCGCAGCGCGTCAGGGTTGTCCGCGCCGAAGAGGCGCAGAGTCGCGCCGTTGTGCCGAAAGCGCACCGCGAGCTCGCCCTCTAGCACATCGACAGCCCCGGCCAGGCGCAGCGGTTCGAGGCGAGCCTTCAAGCGGTCCCACACGACCGCCTTCGATTGCTTGAGAAAGGGGGATACGTAGGCGAAAAGCGCGAGATCCTTGCGGCAGGAGAGCGCGGCGTTGACGAGCTCCATGATCGCGAGCTCGGTCTTGCCGGCGCGCCGATGCAGAGCGAGAACCGTGAATCGCTTTTTCTCGAGGTGGCACTTGCGCTGCCATGCCCGCGGGCGATACCCCAGGTCGAGAGGCATCAGAGGAGGTCGTCGACCGGCGACGGGATCCCCGTGTAGACCTCGAGGGACACGTTGCCCTTCACATCGACCGCTTGCCGATCGCGGAAGCGCTCAGGATCGTAGTTGCAGAGCAGGAACTTGAGCAGCATGTCGCTGCCACGCATCGCGCGGCGCTCAGCCTCCGCAATGAGCTTTTGCACGCCCACCTTGCGCGCCTCCCGCACCTGGTCCGCGAAGCGCGGTTCGAGCTGCCAGCGCCACGCGGTCACGCGGTGCACGCCAGCGATCGCTGCGGCCTCCCCGTCCCGGCAACCGCTTTGCGATATCGCCTCGAGAAAAATGGCCTGCCGCTCCGAGATCGAGGGCTCCTCGATCTCGAATCCGTTTTGCGGGGGCAATACTCCGGCCAGGTCGTCGTCTTCCACCCGGCAATCGTCCCTCAATCCTCGTACCGCAAGGTTACGACCCGGATCCTGGCCGGCGTCGTTGCTCGCTGCCGAAACGTGCAGATCCGGTAGGCGTGCATGCGGGTGCAACCGAACTTCTTGCCAATCCGTGAGAAGGTCCAACCCTCCTCGCGCAGTTGCCGCATGCGCTCAACCTCGGCATCCGTGTATCGCGCGCGGCCGTGGCTTTCGCCGACCCTCAATCCCCGGTCGGACAATTTCACCACCAACGCGTGATTTTTTGCTCGCATAAAAACTCCGTCAAAAATCGCATGCACCGCAACGCACGGTCCGGCTGCAACGACACAACGCCCCTTAAAGGGGCGCGTTGTGTTGCGTTGCAGTTATCCACAGGGCAACGTTGCAGCAACGTTGCTCAATCGTTGCAACGTTGCAGCAAAAACTGCACGCCGCCTCAAACACGTAAAACTTTCCCGTCGTTTATTGCAAGGTGTTTTGTGCGCTGGAGTGCTTCTACGGCGCGCAAAACACGTTGCCGGCGGGTGTCCCGCTTGCCTTCGAGGGGGTCGTGGACAAGCTGCGCGACCGCATCCGAGATCAGGGAGTCGAGCTCAAAGGCACCACCCACGAGCTGCTGGGTGGTGCAGGCGATGTCCCAAACCACCTTTTCGACCGCACCGCGAACCTCGGAGCGCTTGGCGACCTTCCCGGCATCGTTGTGGGTGCACACGCAGCTCGTGATGGGGTCGCCGTCCTCGTCTTTGCCCAGCTCCACGACCGTGAGGGTGAACCCGAAGGCAACGTCAGAGGGCCCATCCTTCACCTTGGTGGCGCAGATCGAGCGCTCGCTGCCGGCTTTGAGAACCTCGAACTCCGCATCGACCGCCCCTTTGAGGGAGCTATGTCCGCGCGCGCCCTTGGATGGGTCCTTCCCGCTATGGTGGACGAGCACCACGGTCGCGCCGGTGGCGCGGTGGATCGCGTCGCAGTGCTTCACGACCACGGTCATATCGCTGCTGTTCTCGTCGCCCCCGGACATCACCTGCGAGAGGGTGTCGATGACCACGAGATCCGCGCCGCCCTCCTCGGTGATGCGCTTGCAAAGCTCCACGGTCTGCGAGGGCTGCATGAGGCTCGGGACATCTCGCTCGACGCAGCGGAAGGGGATCGAGGAGATGTCGACGCCAAAGTGCTGCTCGTAGGCCCGTATGCGGGCTGGGAGGCCTTCGCGCCCCTCAGCGACTACATAGACGACACGGCCCTGTTTCGTGCGCTTGCCGCGCCATTGCGCGCCCTGCGCAACCGCGAGGGCCATGTCCCAGGCGATGAAGGATTTCCCCGAGCCTGGCTCCCCGTAGATAACGGCCAGGCCTGCGCGCGGGAGGACACCCTTGATGTGGTAGTCGGCGAGCGGTCGATCGCGCAGCTCGTGGATGGGGGTCGATGCGAACCTGGCGCGTCCCTGCGCCGCTGGCGTGGGCGAGGACGTTTGCGCGGGCGAGGCCTCTGATGGGGCCGCTCGCGTGAGGTCCTCGAAGGGGTCGGGCTCGACGTAGCCAAGGGCGTCACGGAACTCCTCGTCTTTGCGGTCCTGGCAATGGGCGTGCAGGCACTCGAAGTGCCCGCGGGCGTAGCCGCCGGTGTTGGCCGGGAAATAGGTGGTGGATGTCTCGCCCTCGGTGGTGTGATCCTCCTTCCAAGGGCACTCGATGTGCAGGCGCCCATCGCGCTCCGCGCGAAGCACCTTGCTCTGGTCCATCAGCCATTTGGCGACAGGGTCGTTGGTGATGGCATCCGAGAGCTTGCCGGTGCGCAGCGACGCAGAGGAGTCGGAGCGCTGCGCAACGCCGAACTCGGCCTCGAGGTCGAAGAGGAGGGCCTCCATCTCGTGGCGCGCGAGGGTAGGGATCTCCTCGGGGAGGCCGCCGTCCCACTCGTAGCGCGAGCGCGAGATGCCGTCCTTGTCGATGTGCGCGCCGGCCACGACGCACTGGTTGCCGGTCGCGAGGCGCTCGATGATGCCGTGCGCGGTGCGGATGGTCGTCTTGCCGAACGTGCCTTCGCATCGGAATAGGAGAAGGAACTTCGAGGAGGTAGCGCGCACACGCGCCGGAAGCCGGTGCCGCGCCTCGATGAACGCGCGGATCGCGACCGCCTCCTCGGGGTCTGGCACATCCACGTCCAGCGCGCGCACGGCGCGGGTCTGCAGGCAGATCCCGTAATCGGGCACCTTCGACCAGGCCTCAAGCTCGGCCGGCGTCGATTGCGCAGAGGTCCAGTCCTTGATGCCCCCGACCTGGCGCTGCGCGTTGTAGCGGCTCGGGGTCTTGCCGAGCGTCTTGAGGGTCGAGGTCGGGTTGATCGTCGCCTTGGGATTGGAGACGACGGGGAGGAGGTCCCGGCCAAGGCCGAGCACCAGGTCCCAGTGCGCCCAGTCGGCAGGGGATGCGCCCCACCTGGGGAACTCGAGCACGGCGGCCACGAGCAGGTCAGACGCCCGGCGGGATTGCGTTCCCGGTTATTCCCGCACGCTTGGCCTTCTCGGCGAGCACACTGGCGGCATGGATACGGCGCCGCACCTCCCGCACGATCACCTCTTCCGCCCACTCGGCGAGCTCGAGGCGCTCGGCCTCGGCAAGAAGCCGGAGCCCCTCATGGTCGGAAGGGTCGAGCTTGATCCGCAAATCCTTGCGTTCCAGAGACATGGCCGGCTTTCAAGAAGCGCGCTGCAAAGAACCCAGCACGTGATTGCAGGCGTCGTTCAGGGCCTGCAGAGTGTCGATGGTGGGGTTGGCGATATCACCCCGGGCGAACTGCGTGAGCCAGGAGCGAGATACCCCCGACCGCTCCTGCACCTCGGGCCAATGCCCCTTACAAGCTATCAGCCGCTCCCGGGCAGCCGTGACAGACGGGTGTTCCATATGCCTCCCAACGCGCAAAATTTTGAGCAATCATCGCGCAATACGTTGCGCAGCGCAAGCCCGACGATGCTCGGGATGAAAAAGACCCTTGTCCAGACCGTGGCACACAACGTCCAGATCGCCCTGGCTGCCTCGCGGTTCGACTCCTACCGGGCGCTGGGCGCCGCGGCCGGAGTCGCACCGAACACGGTCAAGAACATGGCCGAGCCAAAGGAGCGACCCGGGGGCAAGACGGCCGAGGTCTCGCCACGTCTGGACAACCTCGACAAGATCGCCCGGGCAATGGGCTTCGAGGGCTGGCAGCTCATGCAGGAGAACTTCGACCCCATCAACCCCCCAGCCCGCGTCCTGACAGCCTCAGAGGCCGCCTGGCACGCCAAGGTAGAAGACCTCTACCGGCAAATGCCACCGGATCCGGTGGGGGAATGAACTTCACCTTCACCTGGCGCAGCACGCTGATCTTTGTGGCGGCCCTCATCGGCGCCACAACCGTCGCCTACCTCACCGACCGGCCAATCGCGGGCCTCCCCGTGCTGCTGGTCGCCATCTACTACCTCTCCCGAAAGCCTTGATCCGGCACGCTTTCCGGTCATACCCGGCAAGTGCGCAAAATTTTGCTTGACAACCTGGGTCATTGTGCGCAAAACTTTGCGCACTTTGATCGGAGGTCGTCATGTCCTGGATCCTCGCTCTCTGGTTCTCGTACTACCCCGCGCACCACCCGCACTCGATAGGCCCGGAGCGCCGCCCGGTCACCCATGAGGTGCGCCGGTGACTCCCCGCGCAATGCTCACCGGCGCCGGGCTGCTCGCGGCCGGCCTCTGGTGGGGCATGTGGGTCGGTGAGCACGACGTCGTCGTGCTCGAGCTCGATGCCAAGCGCTGGGGCTCGGTCAACTGCCCGGGGCGCCCTGTCTACCGCGAGGTCGGCGGCTCCGATCTGATTTGCACCCCCTACGTCCCCCAAAAACCCAGGAGGTACTGATGTCGCTCGAACACGCCATTCAACAGAACACCGAGGCCCTGCAGGCGCTGCGCGCCGTGCTGGCCCACTGGACGCCGGTCACCGGCGTGGAGAAAGCCGCGGCGCCCGCCTTGCCGACCCCCTCCGCAGGGGAAGGCCCGGCCCTGATCCAAGAGGCTGCCGCGGCCCTCACCTTCGACCAGGTCAAGGGCCCGTTCGTGAAGCTCGCAACGCAAAGCAGCGAGAAGGCGAAGGCGGTGCTCGCAAAGCACGGCATTGCGAAGCTCTCGGAGGCCAAGCCCGAGCAGTACGCGGCGATCCTCGCCAGCATCCAGGGAGCTGCGTGACATGGGCGGCGTGCACGCGATCTTCGCCCCCTCGAAGATGCACCGCATCCTCGCTTGCCCAGGCTCGGTCGCGGCCGAGCTTGGGATGCCCGAGTCCGAGAGCCAGTACGCGGCCGAGGGGACGAGGGCCCACGAGGCCGCTACGCGCATGCTGCTCGGCCTCGAGCTGCAGGTGAACGACCACGACTTCGCCGAGGACCTCAAGCCCTACCTCGAGGCGATCGAGGCCCTGAAAGGCGACGACGGAATCCTGCTCGTTGAGCAGCGCCTCCCGATCGGGCACATCACCGGGGAGCTTGGCGCCGAGGGCACCGGGGATGCGATCATCTTGAAGCGCGACGAGCTCGTCGTTGTCGACCTGAAATTCGGTCGTGGCGTCGAGGTCTCGGCCGAGAGGAATCCCCAGCTCATCACCTACGCGCTGGGCGCGCTCGACCTCTACGCCGGCGTGCAGGACTTCGAGCGGGTGCGCCTCGTCATCTCGCAGCCCCGGCTGCGCGCCGCGGTGTCCGAGTGGACCTTGAGCATCGCGGAGCTGCGCGCCTGGGGCCTGCGCATCCAGGCCGCGTGCCAAGCGGCGCGCGCCGACGGCGCGCCCCGCGTCCCGAGCGAGGACGCCTGCCGGTTCTGCAAGTTCCGGGCGCGGTGCCCGGAACTCGCCGCCCAGGTGCAGGCGACCGTCGGTGCGAGCTTCGAGGACCTGACGGTCGACGTGCACACGGACCCTGAGAAGCTCGTGCCGGAGGGTGCGGACGATCTCGCGCAGAAGATGGCCGCGTGCGGACTCATCGAGGACTGGATCAAGGCGGTGCGAGCCGAGGTCGAGGCGCGGCTCCTCGCCGGCCGAGAGGTCCCCGGCTACAAGCTCGTTCAGGGCCGCGAGGGCGCGCGCGCCTGGTCCGACAAGGACGAGGCAGAGAAGGTCCTGAAGAGCATGCGCCTCACGATCGAGGAGATGTACGACCTCTCCCTTATCTCCCCCACGACGGCCGAGAAGCTCGCCAAGGGGAAGACCATAGGACCCAAGCAGTGGGAGCGCTTGCAGGCCCTCATCCACCGCGCGCCTGGCAAGCCTTCCGTCGCGCCCGAGTCCGACAAGCGCCCCGCGCTCGTGCAGCGCACGCCCGAGCAGATGTTCGACGACCTCGTGGGCGCCGCATGCTGAAGATCCGCGGGCTGCTCATCAGCATGTGGACGCCCGAGGAGATCGAGGCCTGCCGCGTGGCGATGGAGCTATCTCGAGGGCGCGGGCCTTACATGCGCCTGAGCTCACTTGTCGCAGAGACCCTGCCGCTCGACGTGCGCGAGCAGCTCGTGGGCGCTGCGAACGTGCAACCCGACTTGCGTGCGCTGGCGATCGACCAGGCCATCCAGCGCGCGAAAGGCCGCTACCCCAACATTTTCAAAGAGGAGAACTAAATGGACATCCGACTCACCAACGTGCGCCTCTCGTTCCCCGTCCTGTGGGAGCCCAAGGAATACAAGGTCGGCGACGGCAACCCGCGCTTCTCGGCAACCTTGCTCATCGAGCCCGGCTCCGAGAACGACCAGAAGATCCGCGAGGCGATCCGCCAGGCCGCCGAAGAGAAGTACGGCAAGAAGGCCGAGGCGAACCTCAAGCAGTGGGCCGGCAACAGCCAGCGCTACTGCTACCTCGACGGCAACAGCAAGGATTACGAGGGCTACGAGGGCCGCTGGTACCTAGCGTGCCACTCGCGCACCCGGCCCACGCTCGTCGACCGCGACCGCACGCGCCTCGTCGAGGAGGACGGCAAGCTCTATGGGGGCTGCTACGTCAACGCCATGGTCTCGATCTACGCCCAGGCGGGCGAGAACCCCGGCATCCGCGCGAGCTTCACGGGCCTCCAGTTCGCAGGCAAGGGCGACGCGTTCGGCGGCGGCAAGCCCGCGGACCCCGACGACTTCGAGGACCTCGGCCAGGGCGCCGACGCCGAGAGCATGGTCTGAGATGGCACTCATCGTCATCAGCATCCAGGACTCGCCGGACGGCCCGGTTATCGCTTTGGTGGCCGAGCCGATTGAGTCCGCCGAGGTGACGCCGGCGCAGAAAATCGCGTCGGCGCTTCTAGCTGCCATCGGCCCGCAACCGCAAGAGGGCGGCCGCATCGTCGTGCCGCGAGGCAACTGACATGGATCGCTTTTCCTACGCAGCGGAGGCCATACCAGCAATGGCCATAGCTGCCTCGCAGGCCAAGCACAACCAGCCTATTTACCAGCGGATGCTTGAGGCGCTCAGACACGCGCCGAAGTTCTTTCTTCCCGACGACGGAAAGGCTTTGCCCGTAGAAGACGGGACGTACCTGGCTTACTCGGACATGTTGCCGGACAACTGGCGTCTCCCGTTTCCCGCCATAGTCTTGGAATTTCAGAACACTGGCGACAACAGAGAAATGTTCGGCAACGCCCTCGTTGCTTACTGCCCAAAGAGGATTTGCGTAGCGTGGGAAGAGGCTAACGGCTTTGCGTGCGCGTGGTCCATTAGCTGGTGGAAGGACCGAAATATTTGGCTGCCTTCTCTGTGCGGAACGACTTGGCTAAGAAATCCTACGCGCCTTCGATACCTTGGTGACGTGAGTCTAATAAACCAGTACATCCAAGCGGCGGCGCGAGCCGGAATGCCGGACCCCGAAAAGGCGCTCTACGCTGAAAACGCTAGCGACTGTCTGTCTGTCCCGATTCTCTGCGCAGCGTTGGCATGTAAGAACGTCAGCACGCAATTCGTTCCCCCGCCGGAGAGGCTGAACCGTCGGCGGATAGCAAGAGGAAAGATCCCGTTCGATGGGTACCACGTACTCGTACTTTCCTCCAAGGCAAAAGCGGACGACGCAGCGTTAGGCACCCACTCGTCACCACGCGAGCATCTCCGGCGCGGGCACATCCGGCGACTGGATAGCGGAAATATTTGGATTAACGCGACAGTCGTCAATCCAGGGGTAGGCGCTCGGGTATCGAAGGACTACCGAGTGAGGGCCTTCGCGTGAAACTCTGGCTCGACTTCGAGACCTACAGCCCGGTCCCGATCCGGCATGGCCTCTACCGCTACGTGGAGGCCTGCGAGCCAATTGTGCTGGCGTGGGCGATCGACGACGGGCCGGCGCAGGTCATCGACCTCACTGCCAAGAAGGCCGACCTATCGCGCTACGAGTGGCCGCAGGATCAACCAGACGAAGTCATCGCGCACAACGCGATGTTTGACCGCAATGTCTTCGCAAGGAGCGGCGTCCACATCCCGCTGGAGAAGTGGCGTTGCACGATGGTCCAGGCGATGTCGCACGCGCTGCCTGGGGGCCTCGACGAGCTCTGCCAGGTCCTGCAGATCCCCCAGGACAAGGCGAAGGTGAAGGAGGGAAAGGAGCTCGTGAAGCTCTTTTGCTCTCCAAAGAACGGCGAGCGCGCGCGGCCCGAGGACTACCCCGAGCACTGGGCGCGCTTCCTCGAGTACGCGCGCATGGACGTGGAGGCGATGCGCGCGGTGCACGCCAAGCTCCCGGCGTGGAACTACCCCAACGCCGAGCTCGCGCTCTGGCACCTCGACCAGCGCATCAACGATCGCGGGTTTGCAGTCGACCTCGACCTGGCTGAGGCCGCCATCGCCGCCGTTGATCGTGAACAGCTCCGGCTCGCCGACCGGGTGCTCGATCTCACGAAGGGCACCGTGGGCGCCGCCACGCAGCGCGACCGGCTCCTCGAGCACCTCATGGAGGAGCACGGCGTGGACCTCCCGGACCTGCAGGCCTCGACGATCGAGCGGCGCCTGGCGGATCCCGACATGCCCGAAGGCCTGCGCGAGCTCCTCACCATCCGCCTGGACAGCGCGACCACGAGCACGGCCAAGTACCGCGCGCTCGTGAACGCGGCCACAGATGGGCGCCTGCGCGGCTCGCTCCAGTTCGCCGGCGCCGGCCGCACCGGCCGCTGGTCCGGCCGCACGTTCCAGCCGCAGAACCTCCCGCGCCCGTCGATGGACGTCACCGAGGACGACATCGACGCCATCAAGTCGGGCGCCGCGGATCTCGTCTTCCCGTCCGTGATGGCGGCCACGAGCTCGGCGATCCGTGGCTGCATCGTCGCTCCCCCCGGGCGCAAGCTCGTGGTCGCGGACCTCTCGAACATCGAGGGGCGCATCCAGGCGTGGCTCGCCGGCGAGGACTGGAAGCTCGAGGCCTTCCGCGCCTACGACGCCGGCCAGGGGCCCGACCTCTACAAACTCGCCTACTCCAAAAGCTTCGGCGTGCGCGTCGAGGATGTCACCAAGGTCCAGCGCCAGGTCGGCAAGGTCCAGGAACTCGCGCTCGGCTACCAGGGCGGCGTGGGCGCGTTCGTGACCTTCGCGGCCGTCTATGGCATTGACCTCGACCTCCTCGCGCTCGAGGCCTGGTCGCGCATCCCCGAGGACCTCATCACCCCGGCGATCTCCATGCTCGCCTGGCACCGGGACAAGGGCCGCGACCCGGCGGCGCAGCTCGGGCTATCGGACAACACCTGGATCGTGTGCCAGTCCTTCGTGCTGGGCTGGCGCCAGGGCCACGCGGCGATCTCCTCGCTCTGGAAGCCGCTCGAGGAGGAGTGCCTCGCTGCGATCGACTCGCCAGGCGTGACGCGCGAGCTGGGGCGCCTGCGCATCCGCCGGGACGGCGCGTGGCTGCGCGTGCAGCTCCCCTCGGGCCGCGCGCTTTGCTACCCCGACCCCAAGATCGTCGACGGCAGCATCACCTACATGGGGCGCAACCAGTACAGCAGGAAGTGGCAGCGCCTCAAGACCTACGGCGGCAAGCTCTTCGAGAACGCGTGCCAGGCGCTCGCGTGCCACGTCCTCAAGGACTCGATGCTCGCGATCGAGGCCGCGGGATTCGACATCGTGCTCACGGTGCACGACGAGGTGATCTGCGAAGTGCCCGACGGCGCAGCTCTCGACCACCGGGAGCTCGCCAACCTCATGGCTACGCCCCCCACCTGGGCCCCCGACCTGCCGCTCGCCGCTGCCGGGTACGAGACCCATCGCTATCGGAAGGAGTGACATGGACAAGGAAGTCGACGACCCGATTGGCGCCTTCCGAGGCATCGTGATGGGCCTCGTGATCGCGGCGGTCTGCTGGGTGCTCATCCTCCTCATCGTCCTGGTGCTGCGATGAGGGAGCGCGACATCGAGCGCTACCTCGTGCGCCGCGTGAAGGAGCTGGGCGGGGAGATCCGCAAAGTGAAGTGGATCGGCCGGCGCGGCGCGCCCGACCGCGTCGTGATGCTGCCCTGGCGCCTGGTGGGCAACGTCCACCGCAAGCCCCTCTCCGTGTGGGTGGAGCTCAAGGCGACCGGCAAGAAGCCCGAGCTCTACCAGCTCCGCGAGCACGAGCGCATGCAGCGGCGCGGCATGCACGTCGTGTGGCTCGACTCGCGCGAGACCGTCGATGCCCTTCTCGCCTAGACCCTACCAGGTGCTCATCCGTGACCACATCCTGCAAACGCCGCGGTGCGCGGTGTGGGCAGGCATGGGGCTCGGCAAGACCGGCTCGACGCTCTCCGCGTTGGAAGCCCTGCGCCTGGTGGACGACGACCCGGTGCTCATCGTCGCGCCCTTGCGCGTGGCGATGACGACCTGGCCGGAGGAGGCAAGGAAGTGGGGCTTCGCGCCCATCATGCCGGTGTGCGGCTCGGAGCCCGAGCGGCGCTCCGCGCTGCGCCTCGGGCACAAGTTCTACTCGACTAACTTCGAGCAGCTCCCCTGGCTCGTCGAACACTTCGGGGAGCGCTGGCCCTTTCGCACGGTGGTCGCCGACGAGTCGACGAAGCTCAAGGGTTTCCGGCTCCGGCAGGGCACTGAGCGGGCGAGGGCGCTGGGGCGCGTCGCGCACCGCAAGGTCGAGCGGTTCATCGAACTCACCGGCACGCCCAGCCCCAACGGGCTGCAGGATCTGTGGGGGCAGCTCTGGTTCGTCGATGGCGGCGCGCGCCTGGGGCGCACGTTCGACTCCTTCCGGCAGCGCTGGTTCGAGAAGTCTTTCGACGGATTCAACATCACGCCGAAGAAGCACGCGCAGGAGGAGATCCAGGACCTCCTGCGCGACGTGTGCCTCACGATCGAGGCGAAGGACTGGTTCGATCTCAACGACCCCATCGTCAACAACATCTACGTCGACCTGCCGGTGCGCGCCCGCGGGCTCTACCGCGACATGGAGCGGCAGATGTTCGCCGAGATCGAGGGCCACGGCGTCGAGGCCTTCAACGCCGCGAGCCGCACGATGAAGTGCTTGCAGCTTGCCAACGGCGCGGCCTACATCGACGACAAAGGTTCATGGAGAGAGGTGCACGATGCAAAGATCGCAGCGCTCGATGACGTGGTGGAGGAAGCTGCTGGCGCGCCCGTCCTGGTGGCCTACCACTTCAAGTCGGACCTCGCCCGCCTGCAGGCGGCGTTCCCTAAAGGCCGGCCGCTGGACGCTGATCCTCGAACGATTGCGGATTGGAACGGCGGTCGAATACCGGTGCTGTTTGCACACCCGGCGTCGGCAGGTCACGGTCTCAACCTACAGGACGGCGGAAACATCCTCGTCTACTTCGGACACTGGTGGAACCTCGAGGAGCGAATGCAAATCCTCGAGCGTATAGGCCCGACCCGCCAGATGCAGTCTGGCCACGACCGGCCCGTGTTCGTCCACAACATCATCGCGCGTGACACGGTCGACGAGCTCGTGATCGAGCGCGTGAAGACGAAGCGCGAAGTGCAGGACCTCCTCCTATCCGCGATGAAAGGAAAGCAATGACCTGGCCGCTCCTCTTTGTGCTCAACGTCGTCGTGCTCTTCGTGAGCCCGATCCTGGTCGCGCCCTTCGCGCTGCTGGGCCTGCCGATCCCCTGGTGGATGAACACGCCCGACGACCCCGGCCCGGAGCAGGGCATGTACGAGCCGCAGGTCGCGTGGGTGCGCCAGCACCTCGGCCAGGCCATCAAGACGTGGTACTGGCTCGGCGTGCGCAACCAGATGCTAGGGCTCTTTTGGCGCCTCGCGCCGATCGCGCCGGCGAACGCGGTGCGCACCTACTCGTTCCCTGCCTACCCCAAGACGAAGGACCCCTACACGCCGGGCAGTTGCTCGGTGCGGATGACGCTCAAGGGGAAGACGTATTGGGAATGGAACAAGGTCGGCGCCTGGTCGGCGACGAAGTGCTACCAGATCCGCCTTGGCTACAAGCTCGCCGAGATGGACCTCCCCGGGCCAATCGTTTTCTGCTTCCAGATCCGGCCCTACCTCACCATCGACTCGAAGACCTGATTTTGTTGTCCCACCGCAGCACCAACCAAGGAGCGTGAAATGAAGAAATTCTTGTTGTTCGTTCTTGCAGCGATGAGCATGGCCGCAGCGCAGGCTACCGGCATCGACTGGTCGCAGTTCATTGTCATCACCCCTGGACAGCAGTTGACCGCGGAGCCCGGGTTCAATGTCCAGGCCACCACCCCCGGCTGGAAGACCTGCTGCACGGTGCAATACACGGTGAAGCAAGCCGCAAGCGGCTATGCGGAATTCGACCTGACCTTCCCTGTCGAGAAGACGGGATGCGGCCGCTGCGTCAATTCGACGCTCTACACCGTGCCGCTCTCGCTCACCGTGACGGACATGGCGGGGAACCAATACCCCGGCTGGTCGTGCGTGCCGGATGGGACGGAAGGGCCCGGCTCCTGCGCCAGGAGTCGCAACCCCTGACGGATCAATAGCCTAGCCGGTAGGTGGGGAATCCGTGGGGAACGCTACCCGACCACGATCTCGGTCGACATGCGCTTCCCGAACTTCTCGTCGATGAGGAACGCCACCTGCGACGGCCGGGAGAATGGCGCCACGCGCTGCGAGAACGGGCCCCAGCCGATGAGGCAGTTGTTGACGATGAGGTCCCCGAGGTCGACGTAGGTGTGGTGGTGCCCGATGCAGGTCACGTCGGCCGGCGCCGTCTTGTCGAGCTTGGCGAGCCACTTCCTGGCCGGGATCGTGAGGCCGCCGACGCCGTCCATGTAGCGGAACTGGTCGCCGTGGTTGAACCGCAGGGTGCGCCCCAGCACCTCGATGGTGCTGATCTCGTCCTTCCCGGACTGCACCAGGATCCGGTCCGAGCCCGCGTAGTGCCGGGCGATCTGCTGGTACATGAGCCACTCGTAAGAGCGCTTCCAGGCGGTTTGCACGCGCCGCTCGGGGGTGTCCCGGCCGTGGTTGCCCCAGCTCGTCGGGACGATGACACGACGTATACCTTCATGTGCCCCCAGGGACTCAATCAATCTTATGCAAAGGTCCTGGGCGAGGAGCACCTCCTCCGTGGGCGAGAGGTAGTTCGACTCGGCGAGGTCCTCGTGGATCATCCCGGTCATCATGTCGCCGCCCAGCCAGACGACGACCTGGTCGATGCCCCAACCGAAACCGGTCGGGCCCGTGCGCCAGGCCTCGATCATCCAGCGCGCGCCCTCGATGAGCTTGTCCACCCGCTTGATGGCGATGTCCGGGTTGTACTCGTTCCGGCCGCCGACCTGGTCGGGGTCCACCCGCTCGCCGACGTGCCAGTCAGAGCACAGCAGCACGAACGCCCCGCGGTGCTTCACCTGCTTGGGCGCCCCGAGCGGCGGGATGGGCTTGGTCGGCCGCCCGAGCGCAAGCGCCGCGGCGAGCCGCTCCTCGGCGATCTGCAGGTCCGCCTCGAGCTGGCGCACCTTGGCGTTGGCATGCGCCAGGTCCGTGCGCGCACGCACGGAAGTGAGAAGCTCGCGCCGCTCCGAGTCCTTGCGCGCGGACTCGTCGATGGCTCTGTCGCGTGGGTCGCTCATTTCTTGGACCACCAGGGTGTGATGCTGTTGCGCAGGGCGATCGTCGAGAGGGAGTGCTTCCCGATCTGCACCGCGTACTTCTCGAAGAGGTACTGCTGCAGGCCGTCGATCGTGATCGCCCTGCCCGCCTTCGCAGCGTTGCCGAAATAGCGCAGGTCCTCGATCGCCGCGAGCGGTAGCTCGACGTGGGAGCGCTTCAGGTTGGCGGCGATGAGCTGGTCGAGCTCGGGCCGCGACTTGGGCTTCTTGGCAGGCATGTCTACTCCAGGGCGAGTCGCCAGTAGGCCGAGCCTTTGCAGGCCCAGGGGTAAGTCGGCAGGTAGGATCGGAAGCCGCAGGCGATGAGGTTGTTCGCGCTGCGCGGGTTCTCGTAGGTGTCGGTGACGAGCCAGCCCCAGGAGAGCGAACGCGCCTTGCGGATGCGCGCCCGCACGAAGCGGCGCTGCAGCCCAAGGCCGCGCGCGCACTCGGCAACGGCCGCGAGGTAGAGGTACCCGGTGCGCTCCCAGCGCACGGAGGGCTTCATCCCGGCAAAGCCCACGAGGTCGTCCCCGTGGAAGGCCGCCCACATCCAGGCGTGCGGGTCGAGCGCCGGCGGCGACTCGAACGCGCTGTGCTTGATGTCCTCGATGGCCTCGCGAAAATCCTTGAGCGACACCTCGCGGATGCGGATGTCGGCGCTCTTCACGACTTCTCGACCGTGAAGCGCGCGCGCACGGTGACGATCTGCTCGCGCCCGAGTTTCGGGTCGAAGACCATCATGGGGATCCGCACGTCGACGCGGTGCTTGTACTGGTTGTGATCGTCCATGCCGCCGGCCTCGACAATGCGCTGCGCCGCGTTGTGCATGACGGCGCGTAGCGGCGCGTCATACCCGCTCACGGCACCGCGATGGTGTGCTGGACGAACTCGGCTCGCGCAAAGTCCGCAACCATGGCCGCTTGCAAATGGCCCGGGTCTATCGACTCGAGGGCCGCGCCAAGAGCCAGGGCCCACAGTGGGCACTCATGCTCCCAGTCAGGATGACCGGTTTCCTGTCCCTTGAGGATGCGCAGCGCCGTGCGGCACGAGATCGTGATGAAAGGGATGCGGGCCCCGAAGAGGCCCGCCATGGCGTCAATGCTGACACCGATGAGGTGCAGCAGCCCGCGCCGCACGGCCCCGTCGATATCGGCCTGGCTGACCGATAGGACGGGGTGAAGGTGCGGGATCCGTGCGGCGAGGGCGGCGCGCATGTCAATCGAGCTTGATCGAGACGTTGGGGCGCTCGCCACCGCCGCCAACGAGATGCTCGACGGAGTCCTTGGCATGCTCCACCGCGTGTCCGAGCATCGTCTTGGCGGCATCCGCGAAGCTCTTGGAGGCCTCCTGGACGTGCGCCGGCGCGTCGGGCTTGGCAAGGTCGGCGGACGTCTTTGCGGCCACGGCCGCCGCGTCCACGAGCTTGGCAGCGGCAACGTGGGGCTCGTCGATGTCGGAGTGCGAGCTGTCGCTGGTGTGCGACGTGGCGGCCGGCGTGGGCGCCGGCGCCGCGGAGTGCTTCAGGATGACGACCGCTGCGACGGCCGCGATGGCGAAGACGCCCAGGAGAATGACGAGGTGCACTTGCGAGGGATCGAGGTTCATGGGGTGCTCCTAGTTGGTTGGGGTGCTACTTTTTCACTTGCTCGTACATATGCATGCCGCCCAGGCCGAGAAGGCCGAGCAGCATCGGAGTGAGCTGGGACACGTCGAGCTGCGGGAGATCGACGGGATGCCCAGCCAGGCTGCTGCCCCACGTGACCAGGGGGCGCAGGATGAAGTTCGACGCGAAGGCGATCACGCATACCCAGCCGGCGCCGTCGCGGAAATGGAATCCAGGCTGCGCCGCCTCGGCGGCGTTCGCCTTCACCTGCTCGAGCGCGAGCTGGAAGTCCTGGTCCATCGCCTTGAACGCCCCAGCCTGCTGCGCTTGCAGGAGGGCCGCCTTGGCCTCCGCGGCTTTGGTGGGGTCGGGCCAAATCTTGTCGATGATCCCCGAGGCGAGGTCCGCGATCGATCCGAGTCCGGTGAGGTCCATGCTTCTCTCCTATGCCAGGCCGACGTCGAAGACGTCCTGCAGCGCGATCTGCGCGTGCGCGTAGAGCGCGAGCCGATCCGCCATCCCGTTCGTGCCGCCATTGATCCGGCGCGTGATCTCGTCGAACTGCTGCAAGTCCGCCAGGTCGTTGAGCTTCTCGTCGCGCCAGAAGATGCACGCCGAGGCAACGGCCCAGTGGGGCTGCGCGAGGAGCTGCGGCTGGTTTACGAGGTCGAGGCTGAGCTCGGTACCGATGCGCACGTAGTTGTCGTACCCGGTGACCTGGATGAGCCCGCGGCCGCACCACCACCTGCCGGGCGTCGAGCCGTGCTTAGCGGCCGCGGCCTTCGCCTCGTCGCGCAGGTTCCCCAGGTCCCCGCGCTCGTCGTAGCGGAGCTGGTCGAGCGTCGGCCCCCATAGCTCCGTGAGCCAGTGCAGGCCCCCCGACTCGTGGCCCACCTGGGCGAGGAAGGCCGCCACGCGCAGCGGCCCATCGATCCCGAAGGTCGGGAGCAACGAGTTGAGCTCGGGCGTGAACGCAGTCGCCGCGGCGAGCGAGGCGCCGGTCGAGGCCTGCACCTGGTCAACCGTGAGAATCATCGGAAGAACTGGTGCTCGATGATCTTGACCGCGCCGGCGCCCATCCCGCCGGAAAGCATCATCAGCCCAACGCCGATGCCCTTGCCGAAGGTGAGCCGGGTCTCGAGCTCTTCCACCTTCTTGGTGAGCCTCGACATATTCTCGTTGAGCGTGTCGACCGACTGTAGAAGTCGGCCAAGAGTTACGGGGTCGATGTCCTGCACTTGCTACTCCTGGTTATCCAACCCACTCGACCATGACAAGGCCGCCAATGCCGCCGTAAGCGCTCCCCGAGCCATTCGTGCCGCCGCCGGCGCCGACCGAATACGTGGAGCTGGCAGAGAACGCTTGCCCGAGGATGTTGGTGTTCTGCGCGCTACCGCCGAAGTACGCGGCCGGGCCGCCGGAACTCGCGGGATAAATCGCTACCCCCGCGCCGACGGAGCCCGTGCCGCCTGACGCGTTCCTGATGTTCCCGGCCGTCGACACCGTGCCGCCGGCGCCACCCGACACCGCGTTGTTCCCCGAGCCGCCGCCGCCCGCCACGATGGAGGTTCCAAAGGACGAGGCGCCCCCAGCGATGCCGCCGCCCGTGCCCGTGCCCTGGCCGCCGGCGCCGACGGTGACCGTGACGCCCACGCCAGGCGTCACAGCGACGGTGCCCACCGCTACGGCGCCGCTACCGCCGCCGTTGTCGAAGACCCCGTTCTGGCTCGAGCCGCCCGCGCCGCCGCCGATGCAGGTCACGCGCACATTGGTCACGCCGGTGGCTGGCGTGAACGTCCCGGACGAGAAGAACATCGTCACCTGGAGTTGTCCGCTCGCCGGCGCCGCGGCCCACGAAGGTGCGGCCGCGCCATTGGATTTGAGGAAATATCCCGAAGTTCCAGCGGCGAGCATCTGCGTCGTGCCGCTCGCGCTCTGGTAAGGGATGGTGCCGTTGGAGCCGCCCCCAAGGTTCGTCGCGGTCGTGGCGCTTGTCGCCGTCGCGCTGTTCCCGGTGCAGGAAGCCGAGCTCCCCGTCGTGCTCTGGTTGAGCGTCGGGAACGTGCAGTTTGTGAGGTTGCCCGAAGAGGGTGTCCCGAGCGCTCCGTTGAGCGGCACCGCGCCGATCGAGTTGTAGCTGATCGTGATCGCGGAGCCGCCGTTGTAGGTCGTGCCGCTCGCCGCGCCAGAGCCGCCACTGTTGAACGTCACCGCGTTGGCCACCGCGTTGGCAGTCGTGGCCGAGGTCGCGTTGCCGGCGGTGAGGCTCGCCGCGGTGCCCGTGAGTCCGGTGCCAGCACCGCTGAAGCTCGAGGCCGTGACCGTGCTGGAGAACGTGCCGGTCGATCCCTTCACGTCCCCGGCCGTGCCCGAGGCAGGCGTGCCGACGCCGATCGAGTTGACCTGGTAGTTGTTCCCCGTGACGAGTGCGCTCGCGGGCCCCGTGGCCGCCGGCGTGAGCGAGATCGTCCAGTCGGTGTGCGTGCCGCTCCCCGCCGTGACGGTCGTGTTCACCACCATTGCGCCCGTCGCCGGGTTGTAGGAGGTGACCGTCCCGCTCATGTAGTTTGTCGCCGCGGCCGAGGTCTCCGCGATCATCGCGGGGTGCCCCGGCACGAACGCGAGGCCGGTCTGCGTCGTGAAGGATTGGCTCCCGACGCCGATCGTGAGCGAGGTCGTCGAGGTGCCGGTCACCGGCGTGAGGTAGGAGGCCGCGATCGTCGCGGAGTTGGACGCCGCGCTTGCGCTGCCCGATGCCGCGGTCGCCGACGACGCGGCCGCCGTGGCGCTCGAGGCCGCAGCGGTAGCGCTACCGGCAGCCGCCGTGGCGCTCGTTGCCGCGTTCCCGGCCTGAGTCGTGGCAAGGGCGACTTGCGCCGTGGCGAGCGTGACCTGGGCCGCGGCAAGCCCCACCTGGTTCGACGCCGAGGTCGCACTCCCCGCGGCGGCCGATGCGCTGGCCCCTGCGGAGGAGGCGCTGGTGGCTGCAGCACTGGCACTCGCCGCAGCGTTCGATGCGCTCACGGCAACGCTGGGCAGGAGCGCGAGGTACTGCGCTGGCGTAATGGCGCTACCCCACGGCACGACAAGCGCGCGCCCAATCTGCTCGTCGATGTCCTGTGCGAGGATCGTGAGCCGGTCGAGGGCGTCGTTGATGGGTTGCGCCGGGAACGCGGTGCCGGTCGAGAGCGCGATGCTCTGCGTCGACTGCACCTGGCTCGTGATGACGAGAGACCACCCGCTCGGCGGCGGCGTGAGCATCGTCACGGAGCCGCCGGGGTTCGCGTCCTGGTTGGCGTTGAGGCTCACCGTGTACTGCGTGGTGAGCACCTGCGGGTAGAGGTTGTCGCTCGCGTCGATGAGCGTGACGACGAGGTCCGTCGCCGAGAACACCTTGAAGGTGAACGGGAAGACGGTCGTCACCCCGTTGCCCGCGGACGGGCCGGACCTACGCGTTGCGGTCGAGGAGATCGACATGCCGGCCCCTGCCAGAAATCCCGCAAATCATGGCGGCAGGAGGGGCCGGTAAGGTTACTTCTTGGGGGGTGCCCCCACGGCGGCGTGGCGCACGAGTTGCTCGGTGCTCTCCGGGTGCTGGCGCCCTTCGCGCACGTCCTCGAGGTACTGGAGCGTCTTCCCGGCCTGGCCGAGGCCGCCGATGTGCGCCCACTCGCCGATCACGTTGGCAAGGTCCTGGATGAGCTTCGAGGGCTTTCCCTCGGCCTGCGCGCCCACATCCTTGCCGGTCTTCACGACGTCGGCGATGAGCCGGGTCGGCGCCACGGCCTGGTCGGCGTGGTCGTGCTCGATCATCGCCCAGGCGTCGCGCACGAATGGCACCGTGGCAGCGAGCTCGCCGGTGATGGCCTTGGCCACCCACGACGCCCAGCTCTTCGCCGTCTCCTTGCCCGGGAGACCCTCGCTCGCCCAGGCGGCCATCACGGCTGGGGCCACGAGCGTGGCCATCGCCCGCGCCGCAATCGCGGGGTGGTTGTTGAAGTGGCCGCCCGTGATCGACTTGTCGAGCATGTCGCCGAGCTGGCCGTAGGTGTTGTTCATAAAGCCGTAGATCGTGCCGAAGAGGCCCTTCACCCCCCGGGCGTTGAGGAAGTTGGAGCGGGTCACCTCAAGCGCGCTCCCGTGCGCCTGGCGCACGATGCTGTTGGCGTAGCGCACGGCCTCGTCCTCGCTCATGGGCTTGCCGGTGCCGCCCATGCTCTCGGGCACGCCGGAAGTCTTCGCGAGGTCATAGGCCGCCCAGGCCGTGGGCACCGCCGAGAGCGCATCGGACCAGGCGACCATGGCGTGGCCGAACCGGTCGTTCTTGGCGCGCCAGGACTCGGGCTCGTACATCGAGCGCGTGCCCTCCTTGTAGTCCCGGTCCATCTGCAGCATCCGTGTGCGGATCTCGGCGAACTTCTCCTTCGCCCCGTTGATGTCCTCGGTGAGGTGCCCGCTCCCCATGCGCGCAACGCGCGCCGCGAAGTACTGCGCGCCCTCCGCGTTCCCGAGGTAGCCGAGACTCTTCAGCGCCGCCGCGCTGCCGTGCTTCACCACCGTGGTGAGCCGGTAGGCGATGCCGGTCATAATGACGCCCTGGCGGGCGTACTGCATCGCCTTCTCGAAGTTGCGGTTGCGCGGGTCCGTCGCGTTCATGTCCCGGATATCACGCAGCCACCCCTGCAGGGCCGCGTACTCCTCCCGGCCGTAGGTGCCCTGGAAGGCCTCGCGGAACCCCCGGTGATCGACGATCTTCGTCGCGTCGAGCAGCGCCTCGCGGTACGCCAGGTCGTGGATCGTGTCGCGGATGCGCGCCTCGGAGGAATGGAAGTCGAGGTTCACCCGGTCTGTGTACCCGGCCGCGCGCGCGATCATCGAGCCGTTGCTCGTGGTCGTCGCCTTGTAGACCTGCTGCGCGCCGACCTTCTCGCCGGGGTCTAGGTCGAACTCGCCTTTGCGCGCGGCGAGCTTGGATCGGATCGGGTCGTAGTCGATCGGCGAGTAGCCGCCCTTGAACGTGCCGAACTTCGTCTGAATCTCGCGCGCCGGGATCTTGGGCGGGGGCACGCCGCCCAGGCGCCGGATCATCGCCTCGGATTCCTTCCACAGCGGATCGAAGCTGTCCCAGTGCGCCTGCGTCGCGCGCCAGTCCTTCTCGGTCATGTTCTCGTGCAGGAACTGCCACACGTCCTGCGGATTCCACCCCCAACCCTTCGTGAGTTTCTCGAAGTTGGACTCGTTGCCCACGTGCCGCGCGATCCCGAGCATGCGCCCGCGCGTGACCTTGAGGACCCCACCGGTGTCGGGGTCCATGAGACGGGTGTTGGGCACGAGATCGTAGAGGGCCTTCTGCCAGTCCCGGCCGAGCTCGGCGCCGACGCGCCCCGCTTCGTCCGATGCGGCCTTCGCCATGTCCACCTTGCGGTAGTTGGCATCGAGCATCCGGTCGAGCAGCATCTTGCGGAACGGCCCGTCGAGCTCGTGCAGGTCGTACCGGTTGAACTTGAACTCCTGCGGCTTGAGGTCGGCGTCCACGAGGCGCATGCGCGTGCCGAGGAAGTGCGTGAGCGCGCGCCAGTAGCCATCGGTCGCGGCCTTGGGCGGCTCGACGAGATCGGCCTTGGTGAAGCGCTCGCCGCGCTCGGCCATGCGCTCCTTGAGCTGCGCGACGGCCTCATCGAGCGCCATGCGCTCGCCGGCGACGCGCACGACCTGCGTCTCCTTGGCGATGTGCTCTATGGATCGGACGGCATCCACGACGCCGCGGAACTCCTCGACCCGCAAATCCCGGTAGGGCTTCTTTTCCCGGAACGCCGCGAGCCAGTCCGATATCTGCGGCTCGAACCCGGCCGCGTGCTGGCTCTCGGCCCACTGCTCGAGGCTCTGCTTCGCCCGGGCGTTGGGATCCCCCACCGGCGAGACCCGCAGGTCGAACTGCGAGAGGAGTGCGTCGATCTGCTCGAGGTACTCGCCCGGCAGCTTGTCGCGGACCGAGGCCTTCCCGAAGCGCTTGAGGTAATCGACCGCCTTCCTGATCTCCACCTGCGCCTCGCCGATCGAGCGCACGAGCTGGTTGTTGAGGAGGGCCTGGCGCTGGGCCTGGACCGCTGCGGCCGGGTCGCGCGCCACGGCCTCGAGCGCGGCCTTGTTGGCCTTGGCCTCGGCAATGCGGAACGGGCGCGGATCGAGCGCGTCGACCTTGGTCTG